AAAGCCCCTGCTTTTTACATAACCATATTTGCCATTTTTTCGCGAGTATTTTCCTTAAGTTCATCGAGATGGCTGTACACTTCCAGGATCATTTTATAATCTTTATGCCCCATCTGGCGCTGGCACTCTTTAAGAGATACCCCGTTATAATAGCATTCCGTCACGAAGTTATGCCGGAAGGTGTACTGCGTAATTCCGGAATCTTTAAGCCCGGCCTTTGCGAGTATATGATTGAACATCGTCCTGTACTTCGTTTTATTCATTATTTCGCCCGTATTGCCCCCTAACACATTGTCATAGGGTATTTTATCAAGTTGATGCTTAATGCCACGTAAAATTGATTCTGAGACGATTACAGAGCGGATGGATGCGTTAGTCTTTGGAGCCGAGACAGAGCTGAGGGAGTTCCCGTCAAACTGTACGCTTTTTGATATCGAGATGGTTCCTTTTCTAAAATCGAAGTCCTCTTTATTCAGAGCGTACGCTTCTGCAGGGCGGCATCCGGTACCGTAAAGAAGCAAGAGGAAAAGTCTTTCCTGCGGCTGAAGGACTGCCGAGCGGAGCTTCTGCTTCTCTTCTTCCGTCAATGCCCTTTTTTCAGTTTTGACATGCCTCGGGAGTTCTATCCCGGAGCAGGGAGACCGACCGATCAGGCCATCATTCTGCGCCGATTTGAAGATCTGTTTTAAAGTAAGCAGCATAATCTCACATACACGGGGATGCTCGTTATTTTCGTTTATCTGCTCTTGGACAAGAGACCGCGTGATCTTTTTCAGCGGAACAGGATCCAGAAGGGTGAAATGCTTCAAAGCGTTTTTATACATATTTACAGTTTGTACGCTTTTCGCTCCTTTGTAGACTTCTAACCATTTAGAAGCGTACCGGCTGAATATGGTATTATCACCGATGAGGAGACCGCCCGCGATGTCATTCCGGGCTTCGAATATTTTCTGTTCCAGTTCTTTAATTGTAGGCGCGGACAAGTATTTTTTTATCGGCTTCCCGTCGGCATCGTACCCGATCTGGATCGTGGTCCGGTAAAGACCGCTTTTTTGTTTGGTATATTTTGCCATGATTAACCTCCTATATCCCGAACAATATCATAAATATTTTCGGTGTTTTTAAAAACCAGAAGAACAAGACTGTGATCATTTTCACCTACAAGTTTAACAGTTATTTCGATATCGTCAACACGCTCCAGGCTAAAATTTATATCAAGTTCATTCACATAAGATAAAACATTATCTTTAATCTTTCTCCATTCAACTTTTGATTCGGGATCCCCGTCAAAGGCTTTTCGTGAAACAGCGGTCAAGCCATCACCCCAGAGAGAAACCTCGACGGAATCATCCGAATTACTGAAAGAATAATTATAAGGACTGTATTTTAAATCTATCTTTGACGAATTGATAGCCGATTCAATCCTTTTTGATTTGCGGTTCCTTACTTTTCCAATAATAAAAACAACGATAAAAGCCAATAGGACAATACCGCAGACCTCAAGGATCCGGGCACGCAGGGCGCCTCTGTCAACAACCGGACCGTCAGGATCAGAATGATATGCCATAAGACCTCCTTCCTAAATCAAGGCTTTTAAAATCTTTATAGCAGTTTGAATATTTTCAGGCTTTACTTCCAGCGCTACTTTATAAAGCAAAGCCCTTTGTGATCTTTCGCTTTCGTCGCCTATAATGGGCTGATGGTCAATAATAGCGGTGACAGGCTCCTGGCCTTCCGCATTATAAGTCACCTTTACTTCGGGAGCCCCATCAAAACCCATAAGCCATTCAGGGGAGCAATTAAAAATTTCGCTCATTTCGTTTATATAGCTGCGTTTTATATGCTCGACTTCCGCACGTTCCCATTTGCTAATAGTAGATTTGTTCACCCCGAGCTTTCGCCCGAGATCTTCCGCAGTCAGCCCCAGTTCCTCACGTTTGCTGCGGATTCGTTTACCTAATTGTTTCATTTTAGAACACCTCCTTGTAAAACCTATATCGGCCACTTTAGGGAATATTTTAACACAAGTGATTATATTTTTCAACAGAAAGTAAAAAAAAGCAACAAAAATATTAAAAAGTGGTTGACAAAGAAACAATCGGGTGATAATATGGACTTGTGGCGAAAAACGAAACGAATCGAAAGGAGGATAAAATGATAAAAAACGAGCTTCGCTCCATAATGATTAAGCACGGAGACAGCAACCAGGATCTGGCGGCAGCGATCGGGATATCACCGCAGGCTGTATCCAGCAAGCTGAATGGGAAGCGAAATTTTACCTTAAAAGATATAAAAGGGATTATAAGCCGGTATGCACTCAACCCCGAGGACGTACAAAGAATTTTTTTTACCTAAAAAGAGGCGAAAAACGAAACAAAGACAACAAAAAGGAAACAGAAAGGGGAACGACCATCACATGATTATTAAAGCAAACAAGCTCAGAGAACGGGGACTTCCGTCGAGCAAGATCCGCCAACTTTGCCACATGCAAGGCAGCCCATTCTTTCAGACAGCAGAAGGCGGCACCTGGTATGTCGATGAGGTAAAGCTCGACAAATTCCTCGACAAACTGGCAGAAAGGAAAGAGACATATGCATAAAGACGAACTAAGCCTGGACGATATAATATCCCTTTTTAGCGTAATAGGGATGCTGCTATCCATCATCATGCTGGTGGGCATAGCCGGAGGAGTTGACTGCGACAACATAACAATATTTGACGCAGCAAAGAAGGGCATCGTGTGGTGCATTGTACTGACATTGTCAGTCATGGGGATGTTGAAGGTCGAGAAGAACGACGAGGAGGACGAATATGGAAACCTCTAACGTCAAGATGATTTCATATCGCACCCGGAGCGGATGGCTTGCACACCGTAACGGCATCGGAGGATCCGAAGCTGCTGCCATCTTAGGTTTAAATCCTTATTGTAACAACGTAGAACTTTGGGAACGCATAACCGGGAGAAGCAAGCCGGAGGATATCAGCAAGAAGCCATATGTTCTTTATGGTACAAAAGCAGAAAAACATTTAAGAGAACTTTTTAAACTGGACTTCCCGGAATACAAAGTGAATTATAAAGCGAACAATGTATGGACAAATGACAGATATCCCTTCGCTCACGCTTCCCTGGACGGATGGCTCGAAGATCAGGATGGCCGGATGGGGATATGGGAATGCAAGACTACAAACATCCTCCAGAGCATGCAGAAAGAAAAATGGAACGAAAAGATTCCGGATAACTACTATGTTCAATGCCTATGGTACCTCGCCATCACAGAATTTGACTTCTGCGTTTTAAAGGCGCAGCTCAAATCAGAATTTAAGGATGAAATATATCTGCAGACAAAACACTACAAATTCGAGCGGTCAGAAGTACAAGAGGATATCGATTATCTAATGGAAGAAGCAACAAAATTTTGGGAATACGTCGAAAGTGACAAAAGGCCGCCATTAAAACTGCCAAATATATGAAAGGAGGAAAACGATGAAAGCACTTGAACTCACAGGCCAGCGCTTCGGAAAGTTGGTCGTATTAAATCGGTGCGGAAGTAAACACGGGCATGTGGCATGGCGCTGCAAATGTGATTGTGGTCGGGAAATAATCACAATAGGATCACACTTAAAAAGCGGCACATCAAGATCATGCGGATGCGTAAGAATAGTTTTGAAAAATTCAAGGATTGGGCACTGGCGCATGGATACTCAGATGTTTTAACAATAGACCGGATAAACGTAAATGGCAACTATGAACCATCAAACTGCCGATGGGCAACAAGGGCAGAACAAAATAAAAACAAAAGGAGAACATCACATGGAACTAAAAGTAAAACAGGTTACGCTTCCTGAAGCAATCGAATTTAACTTCGCAGAGCTGAAGCAGGAAATCACCGAACGGACAGAGGCATATGTCGGAATGGTATATACCGACGACCAGATCAAAAGCGCAAAGGCTGACGTGGCAATGCTCCGAAAGTTTACAAAGGCATTATCAGATGAGCGCATCAGGGTAAAAAAGGAATATTTAAAGCCTTATGACGAG